TCTTTCCATAAAGTGTAACAAAGTATAGTTCTTCTTTGTTTTCCAACTCAAGTCGTCGGCGATGTCATAAAGTGTCGAAGAAGTTTTAGTGTTCGATTTACGTAGTCCTCGACCAATTGACTGAAGGTTTCTAATTCTTGACTTGGAAGGAGAAGCAAATATAATATTATGAAGGTTCTTAATATTGACTCCGGTACTAAAAGTGCCAAAAGAAGCCACAATAATCGCATTATTTTCATTCTCAACAACCTTTCTTATTTCTTCTCTCTGTTCACCAGAAACTTCGCCAGAAACCCAATATACTGATCTATCGTTATTCTGTAGCATATTTGCTAGATGAATACCATGTTTCTCAACGAATTGATATAATATCAAAGTATTACCTTCAAGAGAAAGAGCAAGGTTCTTAATGAATTTATTTCTTGCGTCTAACTTAACTAGATAATCCATCTCAGCTTGATAATCGTTTGCACGAGCAATCATCTTTTTAGCTTCATCAGGATGATTTAATACGATTGCTTTAATTCTAAAATCAGCAAGATGCTTTTGATCGATAAGCTCTTTTGTTGATATTACTTTTCTGACTGCTCCGAAGAGACCTTCAAGGACGAGGCGGTGGGTTTCAGTACCATCCAATGTTCCGGTAAATCCAAAACGGTAGCGGCATCCGGATAGTTTAGTAAGTATAGAAGTAAGAGATTTTGCTTTGAAGAGATGAGCTTCGTCTCCGATGACAACATCAAACTGATCAAAGAATTCTTTAGGTAGCTTGTATACGCTTTGCCAAGTGCTGATTGTGATTGGTTTTGTTGATCCCTTATCCTGTCCAGCGAACACACGATGAACAAAAGTATCAGAGTCGAAGCCATAGTCAGCAAAATCACTGGCAAGCTGACTAACAAGAGAAGTAGTTGGTACAATAATAAGAGTTCTTTTCGCATAATACCTCACAAGTAAATAGATAATAAATGATTTACCAGATGCAGTTGGCGAGAGTAATAGAGCTCTGCGTTCTCTAACAGCATGAACAAATGCATCAATCTGATAATCTCTTGGTTGCATAGTTGGTTTCAACTTAGCAATAAAATCGTTTGCTTCTTTGATAGAAAAGTTTTCAGAAGAAAAATCTGTAAGATATTCTATTTCATAATCTCTTGATTTACAGAATTCTTCAACGTATTTGGTCAGACCAGCATACAATAGGCCAGTCATTACATTAAGTAATCTAATCTTACCGTCCCAGAACTTAGAACGATAAGCGGGCATAAACTTAGCGCCAGGAACCATGAACGTGAAATACTCGCTCATCTCCATCATAACACTTGGTTCGGCTTTTACTTTAATGTAAACTTCATCGAACTTTTCAATCTGAACTAAATCCATTAAGCACCCATAGTGAATTTCTGCCAATCAATCGCATTCTTAATTATAAAGTTTCTATTCATTACACTTTTAATAATTGAATCTAATAATTCTAACTTCTCTTGTTGATAACCAATTTTAAGAGAAAGATTAATTATATCATGATCGGCTTCTAGATACATTGGAATATCGCCTTTAAGAACCATTCCCTTTGGCGGTAACTTCCAACCCTTATCTTTGGTTTCTTCGTTTGGACCCTGAGTCAAGAACTCATACTTATCTAGTTTGAGTTGTTTCATATCAGCTTCGTGTTTACGAAGAAGCATCTTTTCTTTAACGTATATCTGATAGTATTTATGGTGGAGTTTAGGGATATTAAGAGCTTCATCGCCTAACTCTGTTTTGTCAATTTTAGTGTCGGCTTGCCAGTTTTCTAAGATTTCATCAATGTTCATAACAATCTCACAGGTTAAATGATTTAGATTTTATTAATATTATAATATGTATATTTGAAAGTTGCAGTGGCGGTTACGTAATTAACATCGCTATCAACGGTGTTAAATTCTAGTCCAGAAAGCGATACAGGATAACCATCAACGTAAACAATTTCATAGTTTGCTGACTTAGTGCTTGACAATACCATAACAGAAATGTCTGAGTAAATACCTTCACCAGTCCATTCTTTTTTATCAGCAATTGCTTTGTATTGAGCGAAATCTTCTGGCTTACCTAGGCCAGTTATCCAATTATGTATTTCTAGATAATTTTGTAAATCCTCATCAACTTTAAATGTAATATCTAATTCACCATAAGTTAAATGCTCACCAGGAAGTGGGATATTAACAAATGGGTTTGATGCTATTGCTGGTGATAGGTTGATCGATGGTATATTTACTTTTTGAATAAAGAAATTTACGTGCGGAGCTTTTTTAATCTGAAACTTAAAATTCAGAGGCGAAAGAAAGTTTCTATTAGATGGTGTGTTATCTATTGCTGACATCATAACTCCTTTCTACTATTTATATATGAAAAAAGGGAGCCGAAGCCCCCTTTAGTCTTTGCCACTTATGTGGTTCTTGATTACATAAGGTTATTGATGATAACTCTACGATAATACTTGTTAGTATTGATAGTGTTAGCAGCACCAAAGCCCTGAGTTAGACCCTGAGCGAATGGGTTTGCAACCATGCCGTAACGAGTCTTGAAGCCGATCTTTGGCTGGAATGATGACTGGTCAACTGCACGAACCATCTGTAGTGGAACGTATGGGCAATAGAATAGACCAGCGTCGAAAGCTGATGAACCCTTATAGCCAACAGTTAGGTAGTTACCACCTAGTGCGTATGGATCGATGTAAACCTTTAGGCGACCATTTAGAATACCAGCGAAGGTATTACCAGTATCATCAACCTGTAGGTTGTTTGAGTTAAGAGCAGGAGCGTAGTCAAGTACACCAGCCATCTGTAGAGCAGAAGCAACGTCTGAAGAACAGATAACGATGTTACCCTTACCACGACGAGTCTGCTTGGCGATCTGGTTAGCTTCACGCTCTAGCTGGAACATTAGACCCTTGAACTTTTCAACTGACCAACGACCGTTAGAATCAGTATCAAGATCGAAGACACCAGCTGTAGTTGTATTTTCCTGAGCGCCAGCTTCAGCAGTGAAGTTAATAGTACGAACTACTTCACGGTTGATTTCGGCTAGGATTTCAGCTGATAGAATGTTAGCTAGTTCTGTTTCAGCGTCTAGACCATGGATTGCCTTAAGATCCTGGGCAAGTTCCATAGTATACTCTGCCTTTAGAGCACGAGTGTTAGCAGTAACAGTAACCTTCTCAATTGAGAATGCCATCTGTGGGAAAGCAGTGTTTGAGTCAGTTCCAAGAGCTTCAGCCTGGAAAGTTGACATACCAGCACCAGTGTTATAGGTGTTGACTGCTGTTAGTGGTGAAGTGTTAGTTGCACCTGGAATAGTTCCAACGAACTTCTGACCGAAGGTGTTAGCACCTGAAGTTACAGAAGAGAATGCAGTGTTAACTTCGTTATAGAAAGTTTCTGCGCCAGCGTTGTTATAGCTAGTTGTGTTAGCATAACGTGAACGCATTGCGAAGATGAGGCCAGTTGGGCCAGTCATTGGCTGAACGCCGCAGATGTCGTAAGCAATTAGGTTTGGCATTGCACGACGAACTAGTGAAATAAGAACTGGATCGAAAGTATCGATACCGCCAGTACCCTGAGTTGAGCTTGAAGCGCCCATTAGGTTAGCTGGAACTAGTGAACTTGTTTCAGTTAGTGTCTGGTAATCACCGTGTGCTGCTGATTCACGGAGAGCCTTCTCTGTGTTCTCAAGCATAACTGCAGTGACTGAACGGCGGTGCTGGTCCTTAATGGCGCCAAGAGCGTCATGGTCTAGGACTGGAGCCCACTTATTTTGAATTTCCTCAGCTAGATACATTTAGGTTTTCCTTTCTTAGAAATACACTTTATCTTATTTATAATATATTACTTTTTAACTGTTCTGGAGATAGCTTCTAGATAGCGTCCAACTGTTGGATCGACATTCTTAGATACTGCTACTTCTCCTTCAAACGTTTCTTCTTCAATTGAAGAACTTGAAGTTGCTTCATTCTTAAAGTAGTTTTCCTTGACAATCATTAGTTTCTTTGCATAAACGTCTAGATCGCCGTCGAATTCAATTCCTTCAACTAGGGCAGAAAACTTTTCCTGCTGTGTCAATGCTAGATCGGAAGCAAGGCTTTCAACAATGCCCTGTCTTTCGTTCTCAACAACAAAGTTTTTTAGCTCAACGTTTTCGGAAATTGCTTCGTCAAGTTTAGATTCTAGAGCCTCAACCTTTTCAGCCATTGCTTCTAGAACATCAACCTTCTCCTCTGGAACACTAATATAGTGCTCAGCGAATAGGTTCTTCAATCCTTCCATGAACTCTTCTGCAAGTTCATTGCGTAGGGTTGATTCGATTGCTACTTCGTTTTCCTTCATCCAGTTCTCAACAACATAATCAAGATAAGTGTCGAGCTTTGATGTTAGTTCTTCATTGAATAGAGAAATTTCTTCCTGTAGCTTTGTTTCATATTCTTCTTCTAGACGAGCCTGTTCAGCAATTAGTCTAGCAGAAACAGCTGCTTCGAATAGTGTAGCAACGTTGTCTTTGAATTCTTCTGATAGATCCTGACCATTGAACATTTCTTCAATGTCTTCCTTGACGTTTAGCTTTGGCATAGCATCACGTGTCTTTGGAGCTGACTTGCCAGTAGCATCAGATGGCTTCATATCTAGTGAAGACTGATTGTGGCCAGACTTATCACCAACGCCCCAATCCTTACCAGGACCGAACTGTGACTGAACTTGATTGAAAAAGTTAACAAGGTCAGACTTGCCCATGCCAGCCATTACATTCATAACGCCATGCATAGCGCCGAGCTTTGACATTGGATCTGAATGACGTGCTGCTGGATGAAGTGATGAACCAGCTAGAGTTTCCTCATCAACTGTTTCTTCTTCCATCTTCTTACAAGAAGATTCTTTATCTTCTTCCTCGTCCTTATCTTCTTCCTCTTCATGCTTCTTCTTGCCCTTTACCTTGGCTTCTTCTAAAGCATTCTGAGCTTCAAGATCGAATTCTTCGTTTGCCATTGAATAGTCTCCTATTAAGTGAAATTTAATGTATTTATAATAATTACGATTTTAGTGTTAGAGAAGAAAGATATGCTTCAAATATGGCAAGTTTCTTTTCTTCTAGTTGTGCTTTTGATAGCTTATGAACAGTCTTTTTAATTTCATGAAGTTTTTCTTCATGCCATGTGTTCTTGACTGGATCGTAAATCCATTCAACGTTTTCCATGATACCGTTTACGAAACACCCAGGACCGCTTGGATCAGAAACAATATCAACGGTTGATAATTTAAAGTCGCTCTGAACAACCATGACACCATTCTGTTCTCTCAAAGAACCCATGCCACGTGTAGAAACTCCTAACTGTCCGCCTGATTCTAGGAGACCTCTAGCAATTTCACCCATTGGTGTTGATGTAATTTTAGCCTTACCATTAACAAAATTACCATCCCATGACAATTCAGTTATAATATGAGATACACGATCAAGATTGATAGTTGGCCCAGCAGGATGATTTAACTCACCGAAAGCTCTTTTGGCGTTAACAACTTCACGAAGATATCTACTAACTTCGGTTTCTAGAATGTTCTTTTTGTACAATCTACCGTTTTTGTTTTTTTCTTCGGCTGTCATGAAGCGGCCAGTAATATAATGGCTTCTTTTACCGTCTTCATTTCTCTCAGTAATATAATGAGTATCTTCGTTTAATTCGGCGATGAGTTTCATCTCTTATCCTCTGTATGCTACTGGTGTTGCTAGCAGACCAGTGCCTTGAAGTGTGTCTGTTAAATCTTTAACAACAAAGATTGGTGCTGTATTAGTAACAGTTGTGTTAGCATATACAGTGCCATTAGCATAAGCAATATTAAGAACAGCAGCAGTGGTTGGGTTTACAACCCTACAAAGATTTGCTGTGTTGCCAAAATTGTTTGCTGATGAAATTGATCTTTCAGCGCCAAGTAGTTTAATAAACATTATAGAGTCCCCACATCTAGTCTACCAGTAGAACCTAGAGTTCCGCTAGTATATTCAGTATTAGTAGCACCACCTGATTCTGACTGACCGTGCATTTTCCATGCCTTAGCATAAAGAACCTGTGTGCCTTTTTCTTTACCATATTCTTTTACAAAACGTGCTTTGTTTGCCTTAATCCACTTTTCTAATTTTGGGCTTGATGGAGCAACTTCATTTATCTCATCTTCTTTAAGACCTTTTGCTTTACCAGCTGGTAGCTTTGTAACCTTAGCAGTTTCTGATGCTTTTGTGGCAATTGATCTTAGGTCTGACTTTGAAGGGGTTCCGGGCTGCTTGAAAGATTTAGGATATTGGTTAGAAAGACGTTTTGGTGTGTCTTTATATGCAGTATCTTTACGAGTCATTGGACGAATGCCTTCGTCAACTTCAACTTCTTCTTTGACCTTTTTATCAAGAAGAACTTTTTTGCCTTTATATCTTGGTTCCTGATCAGATCCGGAAGGGCATGCATCTTCGCCATGAAGTTCGCACATCACACCTTCGTTTGTGTGATTACAAGCAGCTTCATAAACTCCGTCTTTTTGAAACTTATATTTTGAAGTCTTAGAACCGCCACCTTTCTTACCCTTAAATGCAGCATCAGCATCATATGGGTATTCATGGGTTTCAGTGTCATGCTTCTTTACGAAAGCAACACCATCTTTGGCGCCATCCCAATTATAAAGATTCTTGTCGTCAATATCTGGCGGAGCAACTGTAGTTTTATTTACTCCGGAGAACTGGCCTTTGCCAGCAATGTCTCTAAGTTTCTTCGCCATTATCCTCTTCCTCTGAGTTGTCTAATTCTGGTTCTTCAGCGTTGTAACCATACATCTGTTGTGCAATTGCAATCTTCTTATCTTCAATAGCTGTTGCAATTCTATTAACAATTAAATCGTTAAACGCTGCTTCAAAATCTGTTGGCTTCTGCTCTAATGCAGAAATAACTAAGTCATCTAATTCATATTTATTAGCTTCAGTCATTTACATTCATCCTATTGTTGTGCTTGCGGTGCACCACCCGCTCTGACTTGAGATACCAAATCTGGATTTTTAGCGAGCACTTGAACCGCTGCTTTATACTTGGCTTCATCTGCCATAGTTCTATTAGCCTTTGGTGTCTTTTTCATTTGATCGACAATAATCTGAGCGTTATGAACTTGTTGCATTTTTTGAGCTAGTTCTGGATCTTGACCTTGCGATCCTTCAACTCCAGGTTGTAATTGCTGATCTTGCATTTGTTGATTCATCATATCCTGCTGTTGGAGCATCTGCTCGTTCTGCAGAACCATAGGATTGACCCATCTATATTCGCCCTTCTCAGCAAGATTATTTTCGTTAGAAATTGCCTTATCATTTTTATCAATATCATCGTCTGATTGAAGAAGAACGTTTTTACGAACCCATTCATGTGAATAATATTTACCAATCATATCCTGAATATTTCTTGCTTGGTTAATACGACCTTCAAGAATTTCAGCATCTTTGAGTTCAGTGAAGTAGTTATCCTTAGCAAAGTCAAAACGAATGTCATCGACAATAGCATTCCAGTCTTCAAGAGTTGTTACACCCTTTAAGAGTAGCTGTTTCTTTAACATCTCTAGGAATAGGTTTGAGAATCTTCCTCTCAAACGAATACAGAAACGATTAAACTTTAATTCGTCTCTTGTAATTTCTGTTGCTCTACCAACTGAGAACAGAGCATCTGAATTAAGTCTTGACACCGGAACATTAAGCGCCTGTAAAAACTTCTTTTGGAAGTATAGGACGTCGTCCATTTGTCCCAGTGTCTGGCCACCTGGTAGGGTAGTAACCTCCGTACCTCTACCACCTTCACGGCGTGGTAGCCAATAGTCTTCAAGCATCGTCATGAACTTACGATCGTCACGAATGTCGCCAGTCTGTGCGTCGTAAATCAAACGGTTCTTATGCTTAACCATAATGTCACGAACATACTGCTCTGCCTTCATCTTAGGAAGATTACCAACGTCAATATACCAAATACGACGTTCTGGTGCACGAGCAAGACGATAGATAACTAGAGCGTCTTCCAATGTTCTTAACTGATTAAGTGGCTTGATTGCTTTATGTAGATATGAGAGAACCATTGTTCCCTGATTGTCAGTAAGACCTGACACAATATGTAAAACTGAATCCTTAGCAATCTTTAGTCCTGTAGTAGATGGACCGACTGCTTTATTTCCGAAGTTGAAACCTTTGTCATTGAAAATGAAATATTCATTTACTGTTTTGGTAACAACTGCATCGCCTGGATTATTGGCTTGAATTTTTTTCTTTTGAACCTCACGGACTTTACGAATCTTACGTGGGTCAACGTAACGTATTTCTTTGATACCTGCTTTTGGGTCGTTATCATCAATGATAACATGATAATACAAACGACCGTCAATATACCAACGACGGTAAATTTCATAAGCGTATTTGTTAAACCCTAAAAGGTTCAAACAATGTTGGAACTCATCACGAATAATCTTTTTGATATTTTCATTGACTTTTAGCTGTTCAAGATTAATCTGAACAATATGTTCCTCATCAATTGAAATTGATTCATTAACGATTTCATCAACAGCAGCATCGCATTCTGGCTGTAATGACATCTCACGGTATTTTGTAACTAGCTCTGCTTCAGAACGTACTGTACCATCAAGATCAACATAGGTGCCAAAAGCACCACCTGCTGATACGACTACTGCACCGTCATCCGAGTCCTTTGGGGGAGCGAAAGACGGTAGCTCTGGTTCTGGTATCTTTTTTCTAAATTCGAAACCGAATAAATCCATTATTTATGTCTCCCTTTCACCCAACCTTCTGGAACTTCATTAGGATTAAAAGCTCTGTTTATTAGACCATTATTATAAACGTTTTTACCATACATATTATTCAATTCGCCTTTTTGTGAAACTTTTTTAATTTCAGACATTTTCTTTTTAACGTCTTCCCTCAAAGCTGGATTTGGATTTTTGTAACCACTTTCGAATAATTTTTTACGAGCGATTTTCATATTCAATTTATGTTGTTCTGATTTTGGACCACGTAATTTTTGTTTTGTTTTTTCAGAACGTTTTTTTCCAATATGAGTTAAAGTGCCTTTTAGTGCACATTCTGAATCGATTGATATGTTATCGGTTTTATTAATCCATTTATCATTTTTCACAACTTTCATTTTCTTTAAAACTTTTTCTTCCCAAAGACGAGCTTTATTTTCATCTCCAAAAGTTTTTCTTATTTGAATGATATCCGGATCGCCGTATAGATCAGCGAAAGTTTTTACATGTTTTGAAGAAGTAAAATATGTGACCCATAAATCTTCTGGACGACAGTTCTTACTAAATCGAACTCCGTAATAAAATTTATTAAATTTACTCCAGCCGATAAGATAGGTATATGCCATTTATTTCTCCAAAAGTTGGAGGGAGTTTTGACTCCCTCCATTCACATAGTTTAGTTTATTTAGATTACCGGACCAATGTCGGTTTGAGCTAGATATGGTGTTACCTTACCAGCTGTCTTGACAGAAGCATCTTCAACCACTGGTAGCCAGTAGTCATAAGCAAAGTTAACAGTGAACTCTTCAATAGCATTCTGTGTATCCCATCCAAGAGTTACACCGCTAATCTGAGTTGGGAAAGCACCAACTAGCTGATAAACACGAAGAACTTCTCCGTCCTTAGCAAACTGGGTTACATCAACAGCAAATGCCTTATACTGCTCAAAAGAGGCTTCAGGTAGACGAATGTTAGTCTGCATAGTGTTGATAGCATTCTGCCATGCTTCAAACATTGAACGTACAGAGAAATCTTCATCGTTCATTACTGTGATTGACCAATCAGCAAAAGATCTTTCACCAGCAACTTTAATCTTACGACCGAAGTATGGTACTTCAATCTGAGAAATTGTTGACTCAGGAAGTTCTGCTGCTCTACAAGTGAACACTAGCTTTTTGAATGCTTCTGGGTTCAAAGGTAGAGTAGGTGGTGGTGTTACTTGGACTTGGAAGAGGGAGGGGCGTGCGCCCCCCCATGGTAGTCCGTTTACTTTAAAAGAGTTAATATTAAAAGCCATCTATTTTACTCCTAGAATATTTTATCTATTTATTAAAACTTACCGATAACTTCAGAGAACTGAACACCAGTTGGGACAGCAACGAAGTTAAGCTGGATAAAGTTAATGCTTCTAGCAGGTTTAATATAGATGTCTCCAACAAACTGATTGGTGTCAATAATTTGTGGAGTGTTATTAGTGTCGTCACATACAACATAGAAGTCCGTAATACCACGACGTCCCTTGATGGTGCGTAGGTATGGTGTTACAAGATTTCTAAACTGTGCTCTAGTGAAAGCATCATTGAACTCGAATAGCTGATATTTAGCAGCAGTAGCAATTGCCTTCTCAAGAACAATAAACAATCTGCGAACGTTAATACGATCGAATGCAGATGGCTTATCCTGAAGTGTCTTATCTCCATAAAGAACAGTTCCCTGTCCTGGGAATGTTACAACAGGGTTGATGCCGTTGCTATAGAGAACGTCACGTTCAGCCTTGCGTGGGTTAAATGCTAGTTTCACAAGGTTCTTGATATGACCACGGTTGAAACCAGCTGGTGACCACCAAGCGTCATTTGTAGTATCTGTTCTTGCGCAGATACCAGCAATGTCACCATTTAGTGGGACCCAACGATAAACGTCGTTGTAACGGTCATACTGATACTTATAACCTGAATCCATGATAGCATAAGAAGAACTGTTTAGAGCGCCTCTCCATGCCTTTAGATCCACAGCTTCATCGCCGACGTTATTAAGAACAGTTGATCTTTCTGGAGATACTAGAACAACACAATCTCTTCTAGTTTCTGCTAGATTATCAATCAAGTAATTAGCAAGCTGATAACCTGATACAGTTCTACCTCCAACTGAAGTAGTTCCACCGACTGGCTTTCCTTGGATAACCAATGAGATGTCAATGTCTTCAGCTGACTGGAATAGGTCATATGCTGCACCTAGAATGCCAATTGTAGCTGTTGATTCATTTAAACCATCAGCACCAAGCGCAAAAGTGATATTTGCAGGGGCAGAAGAGGAGGCCGATACAACGTTTAGAGCAGTTGCCGATGGAGCGCTACTACGATCGTTTGCCCAACGGATATAATTAGAATTCTGGTTAATTATATCTTTGTAGTAGTTACCTGTACCGTCGTTGTTCTTACCATCAGTAGCACGTGATAGACCCTTATAAACTTCAAGAATTGTTCCTGGAGTTCCGGTAAACTTACCACCATCGTCAACAACTACAACGTGAAGTTCATCCTGTGCAGAAGTATTACCGTTATAAAGAACGTAATCTGACTGACCAGGAGCAACATCAACAACGTTAAAGAATTCCCAATAACGCTGAACAGTGTTAGTTGTGAAGTTAGTTCTTAGTCTATATGGATCTTCAAAATCAATCTCAACCACTGTAGTATTTGCAACTAGAGTTGCATTAGCTCCAGAAGTATAAGATATATCAATCTCTTCACCAAATGGTGTCAAAGATAGTTTTAGACCTGAAGAATTAGCCTGAATGACGTTATAGTTAATACCCTGAGTCAAACCAGTGATCTGGCTATTACCAGCAGTGTTAGAATAGTTAACAATATCACCGTTTGAATAAGGATTATTGGCAATAGTGATAAAGTTAGTATTGCTAGAAACGTCTAGACCGCTGAAACCAATAGTTGAAGTGTTAATGTAAGTTGAATTGCTACCTACAGAAACATTTTTAACCATCAAATACTGCTGATTAATTGAACTATTACCAGCTAGGATCTGATCGCCGGCAGCTACTTTAGCAGCAACAGCGTTTGCAGCAGCATTTGTAGTGCCAGCAAACTTAATTGTTGCAACGTTTGAACCGAGGCGGAATTCCAGTAGAGCGTTTGCGGAAACGCCACTACCAGCAACGTTTGCACCAACTAGAGCAACATTTGAATTGAAACTATCAGCGTTATCGCAGATACCAATTCTTAGAGAATTGCCCATTTCTCCAGGGAATCTTGCAACGTAAATAACGTCTGGATCGAAGTTTCCGTCCTTATCAGCATAGTCGTTATCATTCTTTACAATCTGATTTACCAGATTAGCTACGAAAGAATTAGCCCCAAAAGCTGAAGAATTTGGTTCCATAGCTACAGAGGTATAAACTGAAACTGGATCAGCAAAATAGAAACTTACGCCGTTCTGAGTAGCAGTAACATTGCTTGAAAGAGTTACAGAGCTTGAGTTCTTTGAGACAACAGAAATAGTTGATAGAACGTTAGTGTTTACTGAACTGTTACCAAATGTAATGTTAGCGTTTGAACACTGAGTTAGATACATACCAACTGTGATTGCAGTTGTGCTAGAAAGCAATAGAACGTTGTTTGCGCCAGATGTATTACCTGAAACAACTGGAGTTGCACCAGTAACGTCAGCAGCACGTGAAACCCATAGACGGTTTGTATATGATAGAAAGTTTGCAGCTGTGAAAAATGTTTCTCCGTTGAAATTGGTTGGTTTACCAAATCTAGAAACCAGTGCATTTTCAGAGTCGATTAGAACTCTTTCTCCGATTGGACCCCAACGGAATACGCCAGCAAAGGCGCCATCAGTTGTGGCGACTGAAGGAACGACTGTTGTAAGGTCGATCTCAGATACATTTACTCCAGGTGATAGTTGGAAAGCCATTTATTTTTCTCCCTTTTGCGAGAACTTACAATTATGAATTTTTTATATTTATAAAATGAGCTTTTTTAGAAGTCCTGCGGTTGGTTCCACATCCAAGAATCACCTACAAATCTTTCATATTCTTCTTCTACAAAATCATCCCTTCCGGAATCCACAAACCCAAACGGAGCAAGATCCTGCTCAATGTCATCCTCAGTTTTATCTCTAAGAGACATAAGAGTATTGATATTGGTATAGTCTTTAAAGTATTGTTGATCTGATAGCCAAGCAAAGAGAACTAAACACATTACTAAGTCATCGTGTTTACCAGACTCTGCTTCGTATGAAGTTCCCTTTTTAGAAAAGGTGCCTAATTCACTGATAGTGTTCACATCGTTTACTATCAGCTGGTTTTGCTCGACCAGTAGTTTTAAAATAGAACACCCAATAGATTTTACAATTTTGGTGGTCCTAATACCCTTATCAACACTACCGCCACCAAATCCAGTAGTGATTCTCTTACCAGATCTACCAGCGTTTTCGGTAAAGAGAACATTTTCATAACCAAAATCATAATTAAGAGAAGTTGAAACCTGTTCACCTATATCGTTCACCTCAACAAGAACTGAAGCGTTGTTATAAGCCTTAGCAGTTCGGTGAATAATATCGGCATAATCTAACGGGGTAATGGCATTATTTCTATAAACACCCACTTGTTGATAAGGCATAGAAGTAACATCTATCAACTGAAATGCTGAATAGTCCAACCCCTTACCACGAGAAACGTCACATACCATCATATAAACATGATTAGGTTCTACGGCTTTAAATTGGGTCAACCCATCTTTTTGTAAGATTGGGTTTTCAGAAACTAACTCTTTAAGTTTCCAACCAGCAATCAAGGTACCAGAAGAACCTAAGAATTCGCAATTATACTCCTGATCGAACTTCTCGAGATCAAAGTTCATACCAGCTAGAGTATCAGCCTTCCACTTTTCATCTCTGCCAGGAACCGCTTGCCAATTAACTAAAATCGGATGGTATCCATTAGTTCCCTTTTCGGCATTAGCCCAAGTAGCATGGAAATGGTTCAAACCGTTCGGAGTTGAAACCAGAATAATCTTTGATTCCGAGCCTGACGAAATAGTAGGATAAACCGAGGTAAAGAATTCATCCCAGTTATCAATGAACGCCGCTTCGTCGATGAATAGAAGGTTGATGGTATAACCACGGATGGCGCTGGCGGAAGTAGCAGCAGCCAAAACACGGCTGTTATTTTCAAGGACGAATGAACCTTTGTTCCATTCAACAACACCCTGCTGAAGCCATTTTGGTAAGTGCTGGTAAGCCAACTGAACACGACCAAGAATTTCTCGAGCCGTATCGCCCTTGTTGGCTAGTAGGGCTACGGTCTTATCAGGATGAAAAATTATATACCAAAGAATAAACGCACAGGTAGTAGTTGACTTACCTGCCTGACGAGCGGTGGTAACAATTGTATAACGGTTGTCTTTAAATGATGTTACCATTTCTTTCTGGTAACCATACAAATTGAAACTTGTAAGACCCTCATTAATTGAGATGATCTTCATATAGTTTTCAGTAAAATATATGGGATCGTTCTGACATCTAACATACTCCTGAACAAGATCTGGAGTCCATTCAATGTTCTGATTAGTTTTCTTTAGAAGAACGTTACCCTTATAACCACCCACCAACTCATTCATTATTCTTCATATCCTTAAGAACTTTTTGTAATTCTGCTGTAGAACCTACGAATAGATTGTTATTGATAGTTTGCGCTTTCTCGCTAATTGGTGAGTCTTTTGCATCAATTTCACGGATCTTAGACTGAAGTTCTAACAACTCTTTATTAGTGCTTACCACTGTATCCATGAGTTTAGCTAGAACTTCGAATGCACGTGGGTGCTGCGATTGACCAGCTATTTCAGATAGCTTATCAATTGCTTCTTGACCTGTTTGGATAACTTCGTAAAGATTAGCTCGGGCTGCTTCAAAATCGTTTCTAGCAGAATCATCATGAGCTTTGGCTATCAAAGTATCAATTTGTTTTTCATATTGTAACGGAGTAAGAGACTTATCCGATTCATCATTTTTTTCTGTCATTCTATCTCATCAGTGTTGTAGATTTGAGTTATGAAACCATAATCGTCATCAGAATTTACTTCAATATAAGGAACAGTTCCTGTATTGGCGTTTGGACCACCAAAGTAATTTATAGGGTTACCATTAGCGTCTAATCCAGGTTGAACTGTTATCTTTTCTGCCATTGGGGTAACACCCTTACCTTCAGCGGCAGTGTTTGTTGAAGGTATATAAAACTGTGTTCTAACAAATTTAATGATACCAGAAGATCTAATAGGACCATAAAGATAGCCTTTTAGAACAAAATCTAATTGCCAAATTATAGCTCTTCTTTCACTATAAGCTCCATCATATGTGTCAGAATAGCTGATATTATTTAATATGATTGGAATATCCATTGTAACATTAACTTCTGGTATTAAGTTACATGTTGTTGTCCAATCAGGAGTAAAATAAGGAAGTATTTGTTCAACAATTTTTGTTCCATCTTCAGCGTTTTTAGCGTAAATGTAAACTTTGAAATCTATATTATATGGAACAGGATTATACTGATATTTGAATTTATCAGCGTCAGTAGCATCCCTAACTGAAACTTTACCAACAGTGTTTAATTTTCTAGAACCGTCATAAACCATTTTACCCATTTCAAAGGAAATCATAGGTAAAGGCGCAACTGCACTTGGTTTATCTAATGCTGGATCTTGGATAATTCTAGCTAACATTTTATCTTTAGGAGCATATGTAATAGGAACTCTTACTAAAGATGTAACTGTGCCAGAAGAATCAGTTTTAGTTATACGAATCTGATTAAGTAAGGTTCCCATAAGAATTACATATTTTCTTATAAGACCAAAATAAAACGGTGAACCAAACATTAAATGTTACCTTCGCTAAATGGATCTAAAGAACTGAAGTCAACAAACATGTCAGACTCTGTTTGAATTTCGTCATTGTCTGAAGCTGGAACTAAATCTTCCAATGAGAATTTTTCTAATACTAGATAATCGCCCTCTTCAGTCATAATAGAAATTTTATTAGAACTTTCTGTTCTTATTGTCCAATCCAGAATATTTGTATCGTTCTTTCTTTGAATAGAATCAATTTCTGGAATACCTGTATTGAACAGTTCTCCGGAATATTCAAACACTTCACAAGTCATTTCCCATGTTTGAAGTGCACCTAGCTGATAAAACATTTCATATTTGTTAACATACTTAATCTGAAACGCTCTTTGATTCAAAGGAAAATAGATAATATCTCCTTCGTTTGGTCTTACCTGTGCGGTAAACTCACCAACTTCTTCATTAAAGATTCTACGGGCAACAGAGAATACAACTTGATTGCGAATTTCAACGCCAAACTTAGATAGAAATTCTTGATCGCCACTAAACCCGTCAATGGATTTAATATACATTTCTATAGGATAAGCTACTTCATAAGAAGATTGATCGTCCGCTCCATACACATCATCGTAATTGTTTAATTTACGAGGAACGTAATATATGTCATGTCCGTATATTTTTATCGACTCAATTACCAAATTCTCAAGAAGTAGTTGTTCTTGAGATGCTTGGAAATTGTTGAAGAAAAAGTTAGTGGCCATGATTATCCAATCATATCAGTTGCTGGCAAGCTGTATGTGTAAATCATTTCTCTTTCTAAGGCTTCTCTTTCTTGAGTGGCTTCATCGTATATTTTCTGACCATTGAAAGTTAAGCCTCCAGGCATTTTCATACCTTCAAACTTTTTAAGATTTTGACCCCACTGCTGTTTAATCAAACAAGAAGCATAACGCCCTAACCAACGATCGCCCCAAGCATCAGAATAAACTGCAGGGTCTACGATTTGATATGCTTCAACGATTAGATAATTACCAACAGCAACTTGATCCCAAGACATGTCAATGTAAAGTCTATTAATATGTCTATTATATCTAAGTGGTTGTTGTCCAACTAGCATTTGTTCTAGGAACTGAACATGATTCATGGCCATATAATATGGCACCATAGAAACTGATGTCAAAGTGTAAAGATCGTTTAGTGCAATCTGATAACGGATATTGAATAGGTTATTCAAACCAAGCGCAGAGCCAAGAGGGAAGATATTTACCGCTCCAATTATGTTCTCTGGGAGAGTAATATATTTGTTGGCAATATCAGTTGAGTCTATTTGTCTTTTATAATAGGTCTTTTCAGAACCATCAAAATGATAATCCCAATAATATCTTAGAGCTTCGTCAATACGATCTGAAACCTGATCGTCGTCGACGTTGATTTCAACAACTGGTTTACCTAATTTTCTTAGGCAATATTCAGTAAATTCTGCTCTTGTTGTTGGCACTGCCATTTAATTACCTTTGAATTATGTTTATAATTATTTAGCGGATTGTTCTTGTGAAGATTGTTTAGCAAGTTCTAATAATTTTTGAAATTCTTCCTCTGTTATCCATTTAATATTATTGTTATCCCAAAAATATTTTTTACCATCATCTGGATAAGGGAATGGAGGAATCCATTCAATTTTTGCTTCATCTAACGTCCATGTATCTTTAAATGGAAATATTTCTTTTGATATTCTAATTTTTTCTGCTTTTTCAGATGGAGTTAAATCTCTAATTATATGAACATCTCTCCAGATATTATCAATTTTTTCATAATGGGTGCTATCATGAGTTTTTGATTGATCATATATTGGTAAAGGAACTCTTATAAATTTTTCAAATCCTTGAGGCGGATTATCAACGTCTAAATCGGGATAAAACTGCCTCAGATTCCATTCTGCGATTGGATGTTCAAAAGGTTTTCCTTCTACAACTCTAATAAAAAAATGTTCAGACATTTTAACTCCAATTAATTGTGACCCAACCGTTAGCTCCATTGCCTGGGGTGCCGGCGTTATAACCTCCAACATTTACTCCGCCACCCCCTCCGACGGTTACAGGATAAGACCCTGCCCAGACAGGAAACCCAGAAGTTATTTGATGTGACCATTGTTGAGTAACTTTTCCTCCAGCGCCGCCATTACCACCGCTATATGCTGGTTGGAAGGCATAATTGAAATATCCGCTACCACCACCTCCACCAGCTCCTCCGCCTCCGGTTGTTACAGATCCTCCTGATCCTCCACCATTAGTACCTGCACCACCGAAACTTGCAAATCCACCGCCACCACCACCTGTCCCAGCAGTAGCAGATAATCCATTAAAAGAACTGTTGGCGCCACTGTTTCCTCCAGATCCGCCTTCGGCTATAGCAAAATAATATAAAAAAGCATAATAAGCGCCTTCACCACCACCACCGCCACCTGCCGCAACATTAGCAAAAACTGTCTGGTATGGATATACTAACCATGAATATGAACCAGGAGTGCTGTAAGTATTACTTCCTGCCGCTGGTTTCCCATAACCAGTACTTATGGATATCGATCCAGAAGGAACACCAAAAAGATATCTAGTGTTAGCTTCTCCAATAGAAATTTCAGAAGTGGCATTTCCTTTTGTTATAGTTGCGATATCTGAAAATGATATTTGTCCGCTAGATGGTAATGCCATTATTTACCTCTTTTTAATTCGTCTACTTCATTTTTGAGGTCTTTGATTGCTTCAATTAACAAAGCCACAATTCTATCATATTTAACCGCCTTAGTGCCGTCTTCTTTAGTTGCAACTACTTCAGGCAAAACCTTTTCAATGTTTTGAGCAATAACGCCGACATCATGTCTACGGATAAAGTATCCATCTTCACCACCACGAGCATCCATGAATTCCTGGGTCCAATCAAATTCTACGCCGTCAACAGCCATAACTTTTTCAAGAGCGTTTTCAATTGGTTTTACATTTTCTTTGAAGATGGCGTCTGAAGTATAATAAGCTGTGATGTTATTATTTGCTCTAATTTCGCCAGCAGTTCCGGAAGCAGCAGTACCAACACCAATTGAATTAAATTGTGAGTTCTGCGAAGTAGAAGTGAATGTTGCAGCACTTCCATCAATCGAGACGCCTGTGAGAGTTTGAGACCCTGTTGTTCTATTAATTGTCAGTGAAGTAGTGCCAATAAACATTGTTTGGTTTGTTGCTGCAGCGCCGATCTCACCAAGAGTCCATGAAACAGCAGCAGATCCATCAACAGATTTACCAGTTGATCCGATAGTAATAGTTCTTGACGTACCCCATGTAGCAGTTGTAATAGCAGCAGAACCATTGAAGGCGGAACCATTAATGTTTCTAGAAGTAGCCAATGTGGCTGCACTGTTGACGTTAAGATTTCCTTCAGTCTTACCATAAGCTGTAGTGGCATTATTGACGTTAAGATTTCCTTCAGTCTTACCATAAGCTGTAGTGGCATTATTGACGTTTAGTGTAGCCTCAGTTTTACCATAAGGACCAGTACTATTACCAATTAAAGTCGTTCCTACGTAATATGATACTGCATTAACGACTGTAGCATTGGCAGTAAATGCAGTTCCAACGGTATGACTAGCAGCGTTCATAGTTCCAGTGTGATAAACACCAGTGGCATTGGCAATAAGAGATGTTCCAACAGTATGTGACGAACCGTTAACTACACCAGCGTAAACTGGTAGATAAGCAGCGACATTGGCGTTTAAGGTAGAATTAAGCTGATAGGAAGCAGCAGCTGTTCCTCCTAGATTTGTGGAGTTATTAGCTGTTAATGCGCTATTTACGTTTAGAGTGCCTTCAGTTTTACCGTAAGCTGTTGTGGCATTATTAACGTTCAGATTGCCTTCAGTTTTACCATAAGCTGTTGTGGCATTATTGACGTTTAGTGTAGCCTCAGTTTTACCATAAGCATACGTAGCATTATTAACGTTAAGATTGCCTTCGGATTTACCGCTAACAAATGACGTATTATTAGCAGATAAAGTTCCAATATATGTTGCATTAACATGAACGCCAGTGGCATTTACTACAGTACCAGTTCCTGGAGTAACAAACAATCCTAAAGAATTGGCAGTAATACCATTATTAGCTAGAACAGAAACCGTTCCGGATGTCGTGAATGGACCGCCAGTTAGACCGTTACCAGTGCCAACAGAAGTTACAGTTCCTGCATTAACGTCATCAGCAGCCCAATAAGTGGCTGTACCATTAGAGTGAAGAACTTGGCCAGCGGTTCCGTAAGTGCCATTAGCAGAAAGGCCAGAACCTAATATTAGGTTAGCATTATACGTATAAACACCAGATATTGTAAATGCCGCAGTGGTATTAACAACATTAGCTGGCATTCGAGCGTATGGAAGAACGCCTGTGGTTATATTAGTAGCATTGGTGTAAAAAGAACCAGGTTGGCTGTTTAAATTAGTGGCATTAGTTGCCTGCACAGCACTGTTAACATTTAGAGTAGCTTCTGTTTTACCATAAGGTCCAGTAGCATTACCGATTAATGTTGCGCCAACATAATATGAAACAGCATTAACTACTGTAGCATTAGCAGTAAAGGCAGTTCCAACAGTATGACTAGCAGCATTAACGATACCAGTGTAAACACCAGTAGCGTTAGCAACAGTAGAAGTGCCAACAGTATGACTAGCAGCATTAACGATACCAGTGTAAACACCAGTAGCGTTAGCAACAGTAGAAGTGCCAACTGTATGACTAGCAGCGTTCATAGTTCCAGTATGATACACACCAGTAGTATTGGCGATAAAAGTTGTTCCGACAGAAACACTAGTGCTGGTATTAGCGAAACCAACAATCGTTGTATTTCCGAGATAAACATCCCCTATAGTAGAAAGACGATGGGTGGGAGACGAATTATTGATGCCCACATTACCTGTAGCGGTAACAGTAACTGCTGTTCCTAGTAAGGTGGTATTTGAGCCTGTTTCTAGACCGTTCTTTACGACGAAATTTTTATCTGCCATGGTTCCCTGTCCCCTATGGTGTTGTTTTTTTAATATTTAGTCATATCGAAGGTTAGATTGCTCGCTCTATGTTGTAAATAGATTTATAAAATGCCGTTCTTCAAGAACGGCATCACAGTATTATTTAATGACTTTATCTGCAAGAGGACCAGCTGGAGGTGACGCTCTTAATTGTGCGTCAGCCTGTTTCTGGACTTCTGTGAAAGTTATCAGAACAGTTTCTAATGGTAGTTTAGAAAGCCCAAGCATCACAATATTTAGCTGTTCAATCGTCAATTCAAGTTTAACATTCTTATCCATAATTTACTGTCTCCTTATTTTAGGTATTGCTAATCGCCGTATTTGGCGCTGGTGCCCATGGTAGAGTTGCATCTACTACAGGATTCTTCTTATCGTCGATTTGTTTCTGTATCTGTTCGTTAACATGTTCTTCGTATTGTCCAACAACCACTGCTTTGATCCAAGTAAGAACGTCGTCTTCAGTCAAATCTGAAAATGGAATGAAAGAAGTATTAGCTGGCATATTATTGGAAGAAAATGGAGTTGCTCCAGAAAATTCTCCATCAAGATCGCCTTCAGTCCCTATTTTCTTCCAATATGTCTGCACGACAACATCGGAAGTATTAGCAACAGTTGTAGTTTTTAATCCGGTTACTTTCCAAGAATATGTTACCGCCATTTTATCCTCTTAGATTATGTTTTAAGTTATTTATTGTAATCCTAATGCTTGTTTCAATTCATCAATAGTTAGACCAACACGCTGCAGTTTTTCCTGAACTGTTGGTTCTGGTAATGGTTCTGGTAATGGTTCAGGCTCTTCTGGTTTGTTACCTTTTTTTAACCATGCCTGATATTCTGCCCATTCTTCTGGATTATTGGGACCTAATATCATACCATCTGTTAGTCTTACAACCGCATTTGTATGGAGCCTTGATTTATAATTAAGTTTTGTCATTAGTTATATCCATATGCTCTTACTGTCCCTGTGATGTTTCCTGATGATGCATACATTTGAAATCCGGTTATAGCAACCGTTGATGCTGTATACCATCCTCCACCAATATACAAAGCAGTATATCCTGTCGTGTATGTCGGACCATTAACCTTGTAATCCCAAGTTTTATAAGTAGAACCCGTCACATTATAAAGATACATAGTACCACATATACCAGATCCGCCAGTGGCTGTTGTAATGAAATATGACGGATAAGTCATTGATAATTGTGTTGCTGACACTGAATGGAATGCACCAGTATTATTATTGAATATACCATAACCCATACTTTGATATCCAGCCGCTGCGTTGAGATATGCGCCGCCACCATATAACTGAAAATAAAGAGTCACCGACTGAGTTACAGGCAACAGATTTTCAAACACCAATTCGTAATTTCTATAACCAGAAAGAACAGTAGTAGCGAGAGAAGCGACATTCGTGCCGGTGATCGTAGTAACCAAGTTTCTTGATCCATTACCGGTTGCCACAATACTGTTATCCGGATATGTGATACCACTGGTGCCGTTTATAGTGATCGCCATCTAGTTACTGCCCACAAGTAAGCGTTAAAAGTTCTTCAAGAGTAGTCGTAGAATCCACTACCTGAGTAATGTTACGAAGGCGGTTCTTTTCAGCAACAATAGCAGTTGTATCAGCACCAGTTTCCTGTGCCTTCATGAAAAGAACATCTTGTGCTGCTAGTAGAGGAGCACGTTCGTTTCTTAGGCGAACCTTGGTGATCTCTCTTGCTTTATCAATATTGACAGTGATTGTATTAGCATCCATTTCCCAAGCATCAGAAAACTCTGGATGTTCTGGAAGATCAGAGGTATCAACAATACGAGCAAAGTTACCTAGGCCGCCTTTGTCTAAAATCTCTTGTGGTGTAAATTCTTTGGAAGGTGAGGTGATAGAAACACCGCCCTGTCCGTTTTGTGATATAATAACTTCAGCCATTATTTTGATTTCTCCTATTGAATTTTTACCGAACTACGTTACAATTGATGTTAGGTGCGTCGGAACTAGTTGAATTGCCGGCGGAAGATTGTATTCTAACAACTGAGGCACTGACATAAGAAAATAGAGTAAGTGCTTCTGAGTTAACTCCCTTTGGACCAGTAATACCGGAAGCACAATAATTAACGTCTGTTAAAGCAGTAGTAAAATTCATGCTGTAGTCGCCGGAACCGTTATAAGTTACTGAAGACACATTAAATGAGGCACGAACAGAATATGGAGAATTTCCTTTATAATTCATCCATGCTTTTAAACTACCTCTGATAATATTAGTAGCACTAGTGCTATTTGTTTCATCTGATATTGTGCTTACTGTTAATGTACCTGCCATTATACTTCCTTAGTGAGATAGTCTGGCCAGACCTTTTCTAGTTCTTCTATGGTTCTGGCTGCTTCTAATTCTGGTAACTGTGTAACGTCTCTTAGTAATTGCTTACGATTAGCAATGGCCTTTTGATATTCTGGTGTTCCTCTTTCCAACGCTATAAAATACTGCGTGTCAAGTTTCGGAAACAGTAGTTCTCTAGCCTGTCTCATTCTGTTCTTCCATATATCTTTCGCCTTGTCAATGTCTATAGAGATAAGTTGTTCTTCTGTATCTGATAGACGCCACGCATTTCTATATGTCTGGTCTACCGGTATATCTTCCCTTGTAACAATTCTATACATTTGTCGGTTATACTTATAATCAGGATGCCATACTCTTGCCGGGACATCCTTCTTTAGAATATACTCAATTGCCTCTTCTTCTGTCATAGGGCCGATTGGTTCTGGTAACAAGTATTCTTTATAATCTATAACTTTTTCGCCAGTGATTCTTTTCTCTAGTCTGATCTGTTGTGCTTCTAAGAATGTTGTTACAATCTTTTCACCATGATCAGTAGTCAATTCTAGTTTCATATTATGCTGGTGTTCTACTGCTGGTAGAATACCGCCAGCCAAGGCGCAAGTCATCCATTCTGGTGCTACACATACCTCACATACTGGATGATCTGGATATGCAGGGTCTTCATAAACAATAACATATTTGGATTGATATGGTTCAAGGTTTTCAGACGCCCAATGTAACCTGGTAAACATATCTACATTACGAAAATCTGGTGTCACTTAGTTCTCCTTATCTATTAATTATTATATAAACTCTGAAAAAAACAGTTCAAGGGTCGCCAGAAAAATATATAAAGCATTTAATTATAATCCTATCTTACTAAATTTGTAGAACAATATACAGGATCTCTAGCGCCGCCGCCGCCATCGGATACAAATACTCTAACAAGACTTACGGTGAGTCCCCAACATATAGCTTGTCCGTCATTAGCACCGCCAGTAGCTGTATTGGTAAACGAATAGTTAGCAACCGCAGAATAATTTGCATCATTAATCGCATTCGAAATATTAACTGTGTAATCTCCACCACCATTTCGAACAGCACTGGAAACATTAAAACTCGCTCTAATAACAGCCGAACCTGTTGATCCGTTAAAGTTGCACCAACTTCTACACAATCTTCCAATCTCGACACCACTAGAGTTATTAAAAACCGTTGGTGTTGATACTTCCGATCTAATAGTATCTACCGTTACTGTACCTGCCATATTATCCTCTTATAGAACTACCCAATTCGAGCCAGTTGGAATGGTGACTGACACACCTGTATTTATGGTGACTGGCCCAACAGTCACGGCATTGTAGTTTGTCGTGATAGTGTAGTTAGCAGCAATGGTTTTGGTCATTTCAAGGAATGGGTATGATACCTGTCTAACGACACCAGCTAATACGGCAGATGTTGCAGCATTGGGGTCAACATAGTAGTTAGTATCATTGTGATCATAAAAAATAGGCGCTCGCCACGAATTAGTTGATGTACCTATACCAAGAGTCCAGATACCTGTACCAACAGCGGATTGTGTAACACCATTGATCATAAACAAGGCTTGATGATTTAAACCAGCTTTGGACTGTGGATTGTTTCCTGCAGCGCCGTGATCTGGATTATAAGACCAACCAATACCATAAAAAGCGCCATATGTATTTGAAGAGCCGCCATTGGTTAGTATATAAGATGAACCCATAGCAAATATTGCCTGAGTTTGAGCAGGATCGTAAACGCCAATTAGACCTTTTCTACCATTATTGAATTGTATATTACCTAAAGTGTTTAAACCTGTTGCACCAGCAGGATCACAGTAATAAGCAGTGTTGTCAGAATCATAGAAGTATGGGGCTCTCATACTACCAGCTGCTTGTGTATACGCAGCGCTAAGATCGCATCTAGCATTTGTTCTACTATAAGAAATAATACCACCACCTGATGCAGAATATAGACCCCATGCAGTGCCATTATTAAACAAATAGGCAGCACTTTGACCAGTAAAGTTAGCAAGCAACTGACCTTCTGACGCTGTTGTTGCGGTGGCAAATGAGGATCCTTGAGCGCCAGTAGCAGTTGTAGCATTACCAGCAATGTTCATCGTCTGGCCGCTGATAAATGTAGCAACCTTAGCAGCAGTAGCAGAACGATGATAGTTGTCACCAAACTTACCCATTAGATATGTTAGCGTACCAGTACTTACATCATCGCTTGAATTGTGATAAGAAGCGTTAATATAACGACCGTTAAAATCACCATTGGCATCTCTTGTTACAACTGTTGAACCTGTTGCTGTTGTTGATGCTGCAGAAAGACCAAAAGCGAAAGTCGCATTGTTGGCTGTGATTGTTGCAATATAAGAAGCATTGACAGACAGAGTTCCCGTAGTGGTAATTGTACCGCCAGAAAGACCTGTACCCCCAGCAACAGAAGTTACTGTACCACCAGAATTGTCATCAGCTGCCCAATAAACTGCTGAACCATTTGAATGTAATACTTGTCCTGCAGTTCCTAAACCACCATTAGCACTTATACCAGCAGTTGTTGAAATGACAAGATTACCGCCAAGAAAAGTTGTTCCATTGACTGATAGTTTATGAGCAGGTGCAGTATTACCAATACCAGTATTGCCATTACCATCTATATTAAATACAGAATCACCGCCAGCCCTTGAAATCTGAAATGAGTTGGCTGCTGGAGAACCTAGATATACTGGATTAACACTAGTGCCGTAGAACAAACCAAGAGCATATGCTTCGTTTGATGGTCTTAATAGGGTTCTACCTCCAGTGACTGCTAGTCTACCGTCAGGAGTAGTAGTTCCAATACCAACGTTACCACTATTTAATACAGTAATATATTCACTAAACGTATTCTGTGATGTATTAGATGCTGGATATGCACCTATTCTAACAGCTACAGTGTCTGATTTTCTACCATAGAGGGCTGTAGCCCAAGCGGTACTTTGTAAAGAACCAGTGTCTCCATAATGAAGTTCTGCACCAAAACCTCTATCTGTCCAAAATGTGATACCAGCATTTCTAGCAGTATTTGCTGTCAAAGCACCGCTTTGTACCTGAACACCAAAAGTTGAGTTAGCAATAAAGTTAGATCCAACTGTGTGACTAGCCGCATTAATAATACCAGTGTAAACACCAGTTGAGTTGGCTATTGTAGAAGTTCCAACTGTATGACTGGCTGCGTTCATCGTTCCAGTATGATAAACACCAGTAGCATTAGCAATGAACGATGTGCTAACAGTGTAAGACGATCCATTAACAACACCAGTATATACCGGTAAATAAGCAGCGATATTCGCATTCAACGTAGAATTTAACTGGTATGAAGCTGCAGCGGTACCACCAAGGAATGAAGCGTTATTGGCTGATAATGTTCCAATATATGTTGCATTAACATGAACGCCAGTAGCATTTACTACAGTACCAGTTCCTTGTGTTACGAATAAACCAGTAGTATTTGCTGTTATACCGCTGTTTGCTAAAACAGATACTGTGCCTGTTGTTGTAATAGCGCCGCCTGTTAGACCGTTGCCAGTTCCAACAGATGTAACAGTGCCAGAGTTATCATCAACCCCCCAATAAGTGGCTGTACCATTAGAGTGAAGAACTTGACCAGCAGTACCAAAACCGCCATTTGATGAAAGACCAGAAGAACCTAAAACAATATTAGCATTAAATGTTGTGACCCCTGTTATTGTTCCACCACCGGCATCAAAATTAGCAGCCCATACCATGGCAGTTGTACCAATAGTATCCGTGGTCTTGAAATCATTATCAAACAATCTACCACCATTGGTCGTTCCTTCATCAACAGCGACCAGAGCCGAAGCAATTTTACTTGATGTATTAGCGTCGTTTGCTCTTGTTAGAGTCCATGCATAGACTGCCGCAGAACCTGTATTTGAAACATAATATATACCATTTTGATTGGCTGAAGTTTGGTTTTTAACTAATAGTCTGTCATTTAACGCTAAAGTAATACCATCTTGTGCAGGTAATGCTACAAGCCCACCAGTCAAAACTTGTGTAGTAGCAGAAGCTGCTGATAAATCGGCAGTAGTAGCAGCACGACAAGATTTCTTGAAAGTGGCCTCTGGTAGATACGCCATATCTATCTGAGTAAATGCAGGAACTGTACCGTTAGAAGCTAAAACAAAGGTGTTAGTTCCCGCCGATGTAATAGCCATGCCAGTAGCATTGGAATAAACAACGCCGCCAGAAACCGGAGTTAATGAAGAATTTGTGCCGCCTCTGGCAGCAGAAAGAGTGCCAGTAGAAATGTTAGTAGCATTAGTGTAATATGCTGCTGCTTGTCCGCCGAGATTAGTAGAGTTATTAGCTGTTAATGCGCTATTGACGTTCAGATTACTTTCTAATTTACCATAAGGGCCAGTGTTATTACCAATAAGCGTAAACCCAACGTAAAAAGATCCAGCATTAACAACAGTGGCGTTGGCAGTAAAAGCTGTTCCAACAGTGATAGATGAACCATTAACTACACCAGTATATACACCAGTAGAGTTGGCGATAGTTGATGTGCCTACGGTGTGAGATGAACCATTAACAACGCCAGTGTATGTTGGTAGATAAGAAGCTATATTGGCATTTAATGTAGAGTTTAATTGATATGAAGCAGCTGCGGTACCGCCAAGATTGGTTGAGTTATTAGCAGTTAAAGCAGAATTAACATTAAGATTACCCTCAGTCTTACCATAAGGACCAGTAGAGTTAGCGACCAATGTAGAATTAGAATAAACGCCAGTGGCATTGGCTGTGAGTATGGTAAAAGTCGAATTCGCACCAATTCTGGCGTTTGTCGATTCAATATAACTATTGACTGTAGAATTACCTACAAATAAGGTCATTGCATTTCTTCCAATTTAAATTTGAATTTTTTACCATTTTTATTATTTATAATGTATAACTCACTTTCGCCCTCTTGGATAGTCCAGTTACCAGTGGTTCCATCAATGTCATTGCCCCTAGTTCTTTCGTTAGATAAATGTAAGTCGCCTGTATATACGTTGGCCCAACGGAGGGATGCAGAACCAAGATTATAAGAGTTGTCACCGGATGGCATGATATTACCAGCAACGACAAGTTTATCTGCTGGTGTTGTGTTACCAACGCCTACGTTACCATTAGAGGCCAAATACGTAGAAGTAGAAGCACCTGGAGAAAAACTAATCGCATTAGCATGATAAAGATTTAATAAACTACTTGCTATCTGAAGATATCCACCGTATGTACCATCTGTTAGATACAAATATGGATTCGCTCCACCTGTGATATTCATCGCAGCACCAGAAGTACTAATAGCACCAGTAGCGTTTACAGTTCCGCCGAAATAACCAGTTCCGTTTACTGACAGTTTATGAACTGGAGAAGAATTACCAATACCAACATTACCATTAGAAACAAAATAAGTTCCTGTTCCAATAGTAAATGTGTTACTAGAAGTATTAGTTGTAACAGTAACAGCGCTGTTAACATTTAGAGTGGCTTCAGTCTTACCATAAGGACCAGTAGTGTTACCGATTAGAGTAGAACCAGAATATATAGAGCCAATAGTTCTAAAGTTACCAGTTGCAGAAGCTAACTCGGCAACAACCGAAGGAGTGGTTGATGTTGCTGTTCCGCTTTCCCAAGTCCAACCATAAAGCGCATTATTTTCAATAAATGATCTTCTTGCCCATGAGGTAACATAAGTTCCCGAAGGCGCTGTTACTGTTCCTGTCCAACCTTGGCTTGCTCCAGCAGGTGCCATGTAATCTTGCCAAGCTGTATATCCAGAGTTATACCAATTGATACCACGTGCTGCTGCAGCAGATCTATCTAAAAATAATACAGGGGTTTTTGTAGTAGTTGAGTTTGCAACAAAAGAAGAACCAACAGTGATAGATGAACCATTAACAACTCCGGTATAAAGACCACTAGAATTAGCGATAGTTGATGTACCAACTGTATGACTAGCAGCATTAACCGTTCCGGTATGGTAAACGCCTGAAGTATTTGATACTAACCAATTTGTAGAAGTATTACCAAGATACAGAGTATTAGCTTGGAAATTAGCTATTTGGAAAGTAGTATTTGTTGTATCAATGTTAACATTAGCATCTGGTTCTGGCTTATAACCATCAAAGACTTTCCATGTTCCATCTGAAGCATCTCGGAAAATACCAGTATGGGCATAACCCAAAGAATTGCCTGTGCTATTATAATTAGCTACTATACCGGTATCTTCGTTATCTATTGAATTATTAGAGTTTAGATAGATAAAGTTATCAACAACAGATAATGTGTTTGCGCCAACAACATTAACATTACCAGAAATATTCAAACTACCAGTAAGCGTTAATGTGCTGAAAGTAGGACTATCTGTAGTTCTAACATTCTGATCCATACGGTATGGAAGTCTAGCTTCTGCTAAAGTTCCAGTGTTGATATTAGTGGCATTGGAAGCAAATACAGTAGCATTAGAATAAGCTGTCGCCGCATTACCGGTAATAGCCGCATTGGCTGTAAGTATCTTACCATCAACATAAGAAACAGCGTTAGTGTAAGCTGTCGCCGCATTACCGGTAATAGCCGCATTGGCTGTAAGTATCTTACCATCGGTGTATGATACAGAGTTAGTATATGCTGTTGCTGCGTTACCTGTGATAGCTGCATTAGCGGTTAATATCTTACCATCAACATAAGACACTGCATTAGTGTAAGCAGTAGCAGCGTTACCTGTAATAGCTGCATTAGCGGTTAATATCTTACCATCAGTGTAAGATACTGCGTTAGAATAAGCAGAAATAGCAGCTGACTGTGCAGATGCCGCTCTAGTGTTAGCGTCTATTGCTCTATCATAAGCATTTTTAACTGTATTGGCTACTGGAATGAATAATATAGAAGTATTAGTTACTGAATCTAATCTTAGGCCATTAGTGTAAGATACTGCATTAGTGTAAGCAGTGGCGGCGTTACCGGTTATTGCCGAATTAGCAGTTAGTATCTTGCCATCAGTGTATGATACAGCATTAGTATAAGCAGCCGCTGCAGCTGTTTGGGCTGAAGCAGCACGAGTGTTAGCGTCGATAGCTCTATCGTAAGCATTTTTGACGGTATTAGCTACTGGAATAAAGGTAATAGAAGTATTTGTTACAGAATCTAATTTCAAACCATCAACATAAGACACTGCATTAGTGTATGCAGTGGCGGCATTACCTGTAATAGCAGAGTTAGCTGTTGCTATTTTTGAATCCGTATATGATACAGAGTTAGTATATGCTGTTGCTGCGTTACCTGTAATAGCCGCATTAGCAGTTAGTATCTTGCCATCAGTGTATGATACAGCATTAGTGTAAGCAGTAGCCGAATTGCCTGTAATCCAAGATACGAAGTTGGCCGTAGTTCCGGAAGAATTACCTAGATACGATGCAGTATTTGAAGTTATAGAGTTATTAACATTTAAGTTAATTTCTGTCTTACCATAAGGTCCAGTGGTATTACCTATTAATGTTGATCCGGCATAATAAGATACTGCATTAACTACTGTAGCATTAGCAGTAAACGCTGTTCCAACAGTAAACGAAGAAGCGTTAACGATTGATGCGTCTAGCTTACCGGTGCTTGGAACATAATACAACTTAGTTGTAGAAACAACAGCGTTTGTCCAAGCGCCAGAAGAACCGTTTGCTAGACCAATGTAATAAGTTTGAGTATCTGTATTGTTAGCGTTTAGTGTAGCGCCAGCAGTGGCCCAATAAGTAGATGAACCATTAGAAAGTAAAGATTGACCAAAAGACCCATAAGAACCATTTGCGGATAATCCAGAAGAACCTAGTGTAACATCGCCGCCTAAGAATGTTGTACCATTAACCGATAGTTTATCGGTGGGATCCGTATTACCAATACCAATATTACCACCAAGAGGGTTAAGGATAATTGAATAATATACAGCACCACTTGCTGAATAACCAGACTGAATCCATTGATGAAAATTTGATTGTTGACCAAATGCTAGATAATTTCCGCCAAAACCGCCCAAATAAGCATAAGCATTAGATTTAAAATCACCAGCAGAAGCATTCGTTTGACCGTTAATATTTGTAAAGGTTGCTGTATTAGGAGAACTAATTGTTATACTATTTGTAATAATTGCTGATGAATTGATAGTAGCATTAGATGTAGAACTTCCAACAACTAATCTATTAGCAACATATGTTCCAAGATAGCCAGTTTCGAAATAAGACGATTGACCATTTAGACCAATAGCAAACCCTTCGCCAGAAGTATTAGCTGTAAGAATATCAATGGTGTTACCAGTATAAACCCATTTAGTAACATTATTGGTGTTTCTACCAATTCTCCAGTTAGCGTCCGCAACACCGTTGAAATAAAGAGAATTATTAGTAGCTAATCCGATTTCATCAGAGAATGAAACGTTGGCGCTAAATGTGTGCGTATTTGTCCAAACATATTGCGCTGCTGTGTTTGTAACTAGAGCAGCTAATGTTGACCAATATGTAGATGAACCATTAGATAATAGAGCTTGACCAGCAGTACCAGTAGTTCCGTTTGCTGTAAGAGCTCCAACATTAGCAGAGAAATTTACAGGTACAGAAAAGTTTAGATTGCTCGTAATACTATTAGCAAATATACTCCAAACCGCTCTTGAACCGCCAGCAGTATTAGTTGTATAAAATACAAAATTATCATCGTTCTGTTGTATGAAAGATACAACATTTCCATTAAGTGTTGAGAAATTTAATTTGACGTTATTCTTGAAATGAACGCCTGAGTTGTTAGAAAATACAGTGTTAGCAACGCTAAGAGTGTTAGAAACATTTACATTTGTATTATTAGCGCCGATTTCCCAAGTATTAGAACCATCAGAAGAATAGAGTCTTCTATCAGTTAGGTTTAAAGCCAATTCACCGATAGTTATGTCAGATGTAGTGGGAACTTTCCCTGCGACCGATGAACGGCGCAGTTTAAAAACTGTATTTGCCATATGGCTCTCCTACAACTCAGTATATACTGAGGGTTAACTACTTTTTAACAGACTTTTTATAGTTATCAAATTCTGTATTTAAAATATTTAGTTCTTCTCTTGTGTGTTCTAATTCTTTTCTAAAATCTTCTGAAGATTTTTTACAATCAACAAGATCGTCTTTTAATTTTTTGTTTTCGATGTCAGAATTGTTTCTTTCGTCAATAAATTCATTTAGCTTAGATTCAAGTTGTTTTATTTTCTGTTTTAGTTCTTCTTCTTTTTCATCGAACAATTCTCGTTCATATGTAAGAGCTTCAATACCAGATTTAGCTTCTTGGCTTATTTTTTCTAGAATCTCAACTTGAGAAGTTAGTTCTTCAATCTTTTTGTTTGCTTCTGTCAAAGAAGCAGAAAGAACCTGGGATCTAATTTCTAAATCCAGGTTCTTCCTTATAAAATCAATTAATACAGATTCTTGTCTCTGTGTGTATAACTGAAAATATTTTGCTTGACCTTCTTCGTTTTCCATAGTATAATTTCCTTGTCATGAATAATATTAGAAAGATCCCCCATCAAGGATGTCGTAAAGTAATGCTGTTCCATTGGATTGAAGAACATAACCACTAGTACCAAGTCCTAGCTTACGGAATCCATTAGTAGAGTTAGCTACGATAATATCTTCCTGAGTATACGTATTCAATCCAGTACCACCAGAATTTCCTAATAGTGGACTTGATAGAGTAAGAGTGTTAGCTGCTATAGCAACATTTAGACTGCTATTAGCGGTAATTGTAATACTAGTAGCGTTAGATGTGAAACCAGCAGACTGAATATAAGTCTGAAGGATAGCAAGAGTCCAACCGTTAGCAGAAGTATTAACGACGTTGTTACCAACTAGCTCTTGTTCTGAATTGGTAAAGAGTTTATATATACCGCCGTCAGATGCATCACGGAACAGACCAGTGTGTCTTGCGGTAACACCGTCAAAATAATTAGCAGCAAAACCAATATCCAGAAGATCACTAGCATAATTATTACCAGCCAAATAAATCATTGGATCGGAAACAACCAATGAATTTACGTTAGTAGTTACAACGTTACCAGAAATTATAAGGTCGCCAGAGATTTCAACTTTACCGTCGAAATAACCAGTTGTAGAATGCAAATTAGATGCGTGAATTTCGTTCCAACGTAGGGTGTTGTTACCTACGTTGTAAGTATTATTAGCAGATGGAATTAGGTTGCTGCTGACTAGAGCACCAACATTAAGTCTATCTGAGGTACTATCACCGATAACTGTATTACCATTAAGAGTTGTATTGCTTGTTACAACTAGATTGGTATTAACTGTCATATTATTGACAGTAGCCGAAGCGTTAACAGCGGTAATAGTTGGTCCGTTAAACACAATATGAGTAGTGTTTACGGTGAAATTAGCAGCCGTTCCAATAGTTGCTGATAGAGCGTTTACTGTTCCGGAAGTGTAGAAACCAGTATTGTTTGCAATAGACTGACCATTAACATTCAAACCAGCTGATGTAATTCTGGTATTGATGGTGTTATTACCAACAGTGATTATTGTAGAGTTAGATAGAACACCACCTGTGCCGGTAGTTGTATTGCCAGTATTAATAGAAGTTGCATTAATATTGGTAACTAAAAGAGTGTTACCGATGAATAATGTATTAGTAGTCTTGTTAAATGTAAATCCAGCAACACCATTAGCAACGCCAGAATCATTAAACTGAACGTAAGTGTTAGTTCCAGATGTACCTGTTCCCCAATATACTGCAGTACCATTGGTTACAAGAACTTGACCATTAGAACCAGGAGAACCATTTGCGACAAGAGATGTTATTACTGCATTAGCGACAATAACTTTATCAATTTCACCAGTAGCATTAGCAACTAGAGCATGACTGTTGGTTAGAACACCTGGATACTGAGCGCCACCAATTCTAAGAACACCAGAACCGTCTGGGAGACCAATGTGAAGCGTATTAGAGGCTTGAGTAAAGGCTAATTCGCCGTTTGAAAGACCTGAAACTGTAGCATTAGCTACAGATCTTTTAATTTGAATCTTGTTGGCCATATTAAATGGTGCTCCTGTAAATTTTTATCTATTTATAAATTAAAAGTTCCCACCATCTAAATCGCCAACAACATCAGATCCGAGATCAACCTTTTTCACAATATATTTGTCTAATGAAGAATCATAAACTGGCACGGCTCCAGTTATTTCGTTTGTTGCAGAAACATCCTGTAAACGATCTAATCTTTGTGCTGAACCAATATTACCCAAGGTAGGTGTATTTTTTATGGTAACGGGCACAGTTGTGTCGATGATACCGCCCGTTGCATTAGCGGAAATACGAATATCTCTTTTTCTGCCTACTATAACATTAACCATTTTTATCTCGTAACTTGAGGCGTAACTGTAATGATACCTTCGACAATTCTAGAAATCACTGAACCGTCGTCAATTTCTACGTCATAAACATATCTACCAGCCACCAAGTTGCTTGTCTGGTTGGCAGTCAAAGATAAGGTCACAACCCCTGATGTAGTGTTTATAGAAGTTGAGAAAACTGCAGCTGCATTAGATGAGGTATACCACTTTCTTACTTGAGAATTCGCCGAATAACCTATTAGGTTCAAAATGTCTCCATTTTCGTCTGTTAAAGACAAATCCGTAGAGAAAGTAGTTCCTTGATCGATTACTAGATTAGCTTTTGTGGCCATTATCCTACAATTGTCCTAACGTATTTAACTGTGGTATTAGAAGAAACAGGTGTGAATCTCAACGCAACGTGAGAAACGTTTGGAGCAACGAAACTAAATGTTCCTACGTTTGTGTTTGTTGTAATAGTAGCAAATTCTGTCATATATCCTGTGGCACGATCATGTGTTGTTAGAATCTTTGACATATAACGGTTATTAGCTACGTTGTCAACAACACTGACAATATATTCAGCTGCTGGATAGCTAACCATTGAGTAAGCATCAATTTCTTGAGTGGTTGTACCGGTAGTAGTAATTGATGCATTTGTAGTAGCTGGAGCAATAATACCCCATTGACCGTTTGCGTTCAGATAATACTGACCAGAAGCGATAGCTGCTGAATTTGGAGTAGTTATAGAAAGATTTACAGTTGAATTGGAAATCTTAATAGTTGAAGAATTCGCAACCAAATTAGCTGTAGCACTACCAATAAAAATATCGGTCAACACATCAATCGAAGCAGTGTTTATGCCGGTAGAATTAGCAGTAAACGAAGTTCCGATATTCAATGATGTGGCGTTAACAATACCAGTATAAACACCAGTAGAGTTAGCAATGGTTGACGTTCCAACAGTATGGCTAGCTGCATTAATATTAGTAACATAAGCACCGGAAGAATTGACAACCGAAGAACCGCCAACAGTTATTGTATTACCAAAAATGGCGCTCTGAGTTACGTTTGCATTAGTAACCCAAAGGACAGCCCATCTATATGATGTGTTACCTAGACTATAAGTGTCATTTGTTGCTGGGACAACGTCAGCGGAAGATACACCAGCATATGTTAGATTACCAGAAACCTGTAGATCGCCAAGAACGTTTAGCTTACCAGCCACATTAGCATAAGTACCGTTGAATTGAGCGTTTCCGCCAATAGTCATAACACCAGTGTGATTTATGGTAGTGGCGTTAGCGACAAAAGAAGAACCAACAGTATGAGAAGAACCATTGACAACTCCGGTATAAACACCAGTGGAATTGGCTATTGTTGAGGTTCCGACAGTATGGCTAGCAGCGTTTACAGTTGTAGTGTAAACACCAGTAGCATTAGCAACAGTGGAAGTTCCAACTGTGTGTGCCGCTGCATTTACAGTTGTGGTATAAACACCAGTAGCATTAGCAACAGTGGAAGTTCCTACAGTGTGCGCAGCTGCGTTCATCAAACCAGTGTGATAAGCACCAGTAGTGTTAGCAATAAAAGAAGAACCAACAGTAACAGAAGAACCATTGACTATTCCAGTATAAACGCCAGTAGCATTAGCAATTGTAGAAGTTCCAACAGTAATAGAAGAACCGTTTACAACGCTGGTGTAAACACCAGATGAATTTGCTATTGTAGAAGTTCCGACTGTGTGGCTAGCTGCATTAACAGTTGGTGTATAAACTCCGGATGAGTTAGCAACAGTTGCTGAACCGTTGACATTCAAACCAGCAGAAGTAACAACAGTATTGATTGTATTGTTACCGATTAGGAGTGTTGTACCATTAAGTAGCGATGCACCCGCACCAGTTGTTACAGTTCCGGTAGTAAACGAAGCAGCATTAGCAGTTCCGGTATAAACACCAGTAGAGTTAGCTATTGTTGCAGAACCATTGACGTTCAAGCCAGCAGATGTGACAACGGTGTTAATAGTGTTATTACCTAGGAATACAGTAGTTACGTTCTGAACGCTACCACCAGTTCCTATTGTCACATTACCTGCAGTAAACGAAGAAGCGTTAACAGTTGTGGTATAAACGCCGCTAGAGTTAGCAATTGTGCTAGTTCCAACACTGTGCACCGCAGCATTAACTGTTCCTGTTGTCCAGAAGCCAGAAGTATTTCCGATTGTTGAAGATGTAACTTGAAGCGCAGTTGTATTGGCAGTAAATCCACCAGCGCCTGTTGTGATTACAGTGCTATTAACTAATGAAGTTCCAACAGTTAGGCTGATTGGGTCTAGATTAGCTGAACCAGAATTATTAGCCATAATAAGGCGATTAATGCTCTGGTCTGAATAAACAGTGGTGTTACCAACGAAGTATGAAGATGTATTAATCTGAATATTAGCAGCAACTTTAACAACGCTAGTGTTGGCAGTTATACCGTTAGCCCCAGTAGTAATTACAGTGCTATTGACAACCGAAGTTCCTACTGTTAAGCTAACAGGATCTAGATGAATTGACCCAACGCTATTAGCGATAGTAACACTGTTTGCATCCAAGATAGAATTAGCAGTAGTGTTACCAACAAAATATGTTGTTGTGTTAATCTGGATATTGGCAGCCACCTTAACAACACTGGTATTAGCAGTTATGCCATTAGCACCAGTAGTAATCACAGTGCTATTAACGACAGAAGTGCCAACAATCAAACCAATTGGATCTAGGTTAGCTGATCCGGAATTATTAGCAATAGTGAATCGATTTATGCTTTGATCAGAATAAACGCTGGCGTTACCAACAAAGTATGAAGAGGTATTGATCTGAATATTGGCTGCAATTTTTACTGCACTGGTGTTGGCAGTTATACCGTTAGCCCCAGTAGTAATAATAGTGCTATTAACTAGTGAAGTTCCGATAGTTAAGCTGATTGGATTTAGGTTAGCTGAACCAGTAGAATTAGCAATTCTTATTAAAGTAGCATTAGACAACGCATTTACGGTGCTGTTACCAACGTCAACAGCTATAGCGTTTACTACGACATTAGAAGTTGCAACTGCAACATAGAATTGAGAAGTGTTTGCTACAACGTTTGAACCAACTGTAATAGCAGAAGTATTAGCAACTAAACCACCAGCGCCAGTTGTAATAATTGTGCTGTTGACTAGGGAAGTCCCTACAGCAAAACTTACTGGGGTGATATTAGCTGAAATAGTAGAATTTGCAACCTTCACTAACGAAGAATTAGCAAAAGTGTTTATGGTTGTATTACCAACAAGAATTGAACTAGAATTAGATAATACGTTTGTTGTTGTATTACCGATAACAATAGTTGATGTGTTCATAAACACATTTGCACCAACGGTCACAGCCTGTGTATTAGCAAAAAGGCTGTTAGAACCGACCATTGAAATAGAAGTGCTATTTACTAAAGAATTGCCAATTGAAAGAGAATTATAATTCATTACAGCTAATGCAGCGCCATTTGTAATCTGCAATAGAGTAGAATTGGCTATTGTATTGACAGTAGTGTTAGATCTGAAAAGTAATGTAGTGCTGTTAGCTATTAGATTGGTTGTGGCGGCACCAGTATGAGTTATGTATAGTTGGTTGGTATTAACAACGACATTAGAACCGACATAAACAGCATAAGTGTTTAGAGATTCAGAGTCCAAATAAGAATTTACTGTAGAATTACCAATAGAAATCGCCGAAGTGTTAACATATGTAAAGTTGTAAATATCTACACTGTTATTACCAATCAATAAAGAATTATTAACATGTGCTGTGGTGTTAATAACCAAAGAATCAGCAGTAAATTTACCAGTAATAGCTGCATTACCAGCTGCCGCATTAGAACCATTTGCTGTAACGGCCAACACTGAGAAAGTGTAAGCCAGTTCATTGGTTCTATTACGCCAGAAATCAAAAGTGTTATTTGTTCCTACATTGGAAATATTTACTGTCATTTATTAACTTCTTTTTAAGAGTTGGCCGAGCATATTCTTTATCTCTTCTAAATCTTGTTCCACCTTTTGAATTCTTTCTGAGTTCTTCATACCGTCTATAAACATCTGTTTTTGTTTTTTATACGCAGAAAGTTTTTGATTATCGACATTAAGTATAGCCCCGCTGGTTGGGTCTTTAACGATTCCTTCGAAATCTGTTTTATAATATTTATTTTCCATTTTTTACATCTGTAATGCTAGAGCTCTTAAATCATCGATAATAGGCACTTTTGAGCTATCATTTGATTTGAGAACGATTTTAATTTGGAATTGTTTGAACGAAGTATATGTCTTACCGTCCAAACTAGAATAAGTCAACCCTAAAGGACTCTCGAAATAAACATTAGCCCCAGAAGCGTTTGAACTCCATGGAGTTCCTACAGTCAAATATGTGTTATTAGCAACAGAAACAATTATCTGCGAATCGTTGGCGACTTGAACAATATTTCCAGGTCTAAAGTCTGTAATGAAAGTTGTTCCGTTTCCGATAACAGCGTTATTGGTTGTCGATACAGTAACATTACCTGTTAATTGAGTGACGTTTTGTCTAGACATGAAAGCTGTAGTCGGAGGGAAAGCCAAATAAGCAGTCTGCGCAGTAGCATTAGAACTAGGTGCTGATTCTAGAGTTAGATTAGTATTGCTAGTTATACTAATAATCTTTCTGCTGTAAATAGTGTTAATAGTAGTGTCATTTGGTATAGCATACATAAACCAACCAGGACTCAACTCAGTTGTAAATAGAGTGCTTGTGCCAACGACTGTTGTGCAAGCAGTATTGCATGTTACTGTTCCTGTCATTTTAAGAGCAGGATAGTTTGAAGAGGTTGTAAATGTATATTCTTTAAAATCGCTTGGGTTACTTGGATCTGAATAATAATCCAAAGAACTATTGATCAAAGGAGTCCATGTTTTCTGAGAAATTGGTTCTGGATCTTCGCCATTAAGGAACTTGACCCAAACTTCTACTTCTGAACCAACTGGTCTGAACGCAGTTAGAACAACTTGAATGTCCTCTGCATCTTGACCTGCAGCAAGGCTGACAACCTTTGATACATATTTTGATTTCGCATCACCAGAATTAAAGAATTCGTCGTATTGGAAATTGACCGGATCAATTTCATTTTTAATTACTAACTGCTGATCTCTGACAGTGTCAATAGCAGGAGAAAGGAAAGCACTATCACTGACCATTCTAGCTTTATAAGTGAACGATTTAGCGCCACTCATGCTAGTAATTTCGTTTGATCTACTAGCAACTATTCTTTCTCTGTCGTAGAATTCAGATTCATAACCAGGAGTTACTCTGTTGTCCAAAGTATCAACCGAGTATGTATTACTTGTACCTCTATAATAGAGGTCCAAAGTTGTTCCTGCAGGGGTAATAAATGCCAACTGTGGAACAACAGCGTCTACTACTGGATTGTATAATGTGCCACTATTAGCGTATGCAATCAGAGTTGTGTTATTTGGGCTTGAAATCGTTGTGTTACTAAATCTATGAATCTGAACATAAGAGTTACCGCTAAAATTACCAGTAGAAGAATCGCAATATAGAATGTTCTTAACAGCATCATAATAATTGATTGTAGCATAAACACTAGTATTGACCGTTCCACCAGTAGCATTTGATGTTGAATTTGTTGATTTGAATACGACATCTCCGGAAATGATACTTGCACTAGTATTGACGTAACCTACGTTATATACCGAAACATATTCGTTATTACTGTTGTAGAATACAGCCTGACCTTCATTGGTCTTAAAATTTGCTCTATATAAATTGAACTTTACGTATTCTTCCTGAAGAGCAGTCCATTGTTTTTCGGTGGCGCCATAAAAAGCTGTCCCCACTACGGGCTGACTGTACACTTGATAACCAGTTTCAATATCAACGTCTCCGAGATTACAAGTCCATACATGATAATCTGGGTCGTTTGCGTCAGGTCTTACCACGAAAGCATATGTTTTGCCATTCATCAAAAAAACTGGAGATTGAAAAGTAAATGTAGTCGGATTTGTAGCATCTGCGCTAATGTTTATTTCATCGTAACTTTTATGAACTTTGGAAAATGGTAAGATCACATCGCCATTTGGGTATCCATTTTCAGTTTCACAAAGATATACTGTTACACCATTTTCTCTTATCTGTGATTTTTGTTTGAAGAAAAGTCTTAGAGCTGTGGCGTATATTCCTGCTTCTCCATTTGGAGTATTAATTGTCAACGCCTGCGCTAACGGTTCTAAAAAGAACAACCAAATTGGAGGAGGTGGAGGTGGCGGAGGAGGCAGAATAGTAACGACATCTAGAATATTAGTTTGTGATGTTACTGTATTACTCTGAACTACGGTTTGTGTTACAGGAACAAAACCTAAATCCGGAGTCACAGTTGTTAAAGTGGTAGCTTGTTTGGTCACGCTCAAGTTAGAAGCGGTGAATACCACAGAAGCCAAAGAAGTGAGAGCATCATTACCCAAAGCCAAACTGTCTACGTCTGCTATTTGGAACGCTCTATCTCCTGTTTTGAATTTACCTGCAGGAATATTGAACTGTCCTGCTACTCTACCCCATTTATCAGAATAGATTGCATCTCCCCAATTACCGCCCTTTGGTACAATTGTATAATCTGCAGCATTTAATGGTATCTGGTATGTATTAGCTGTGCTGCCTGTTCTCTGCGCTGGAGCGCAATAAGCATCAACATTAATACTATCAAAGAAAAAATGCAATCTCTGATTAGGGCGCATATTGTATGCGACGAATGAAACAATTCTATTGGCGATAAATGGTTGATTGGAAACAGAAGTAACAAAATTACCTACCTGTTGAAGATCAGTCTGAGGCGTAACAGTAATCTGAGTACCATCTCTGGTATTAGTTACTGTTGTTGTAGTAGATGTTGTATTTACTGCTGCCAATTTAAATTTCTCCTAATAATCATTATTTATAGTTATTTATCAAAGCAACGACAAGAGGTTAGACAAGCTTACGCCACCAGCTATAAACTGTAGCAAACGATTTCTAGTTGCATCAACTGTTGTGGTGACAGTAGTAGTATTACTTGCGGCAGTCAAACCTATTGTTCCTGAAACTCTTTGTGCTTCGGTCAAACTTTGTTGCGCTGTTGCTGCAACTGAGCTTTGAACTGTTTGAGTGTCTCCTGTACTCCAAGAAGTAGTAGTTGTTGATGGTCCAATAATTGGCGTTGAGCTTACTAATCTACCCCAAGAATCATAAACTAGACTTGATGCAGTTCCTGTGATTACCGTGGTTCTAGAAACGTCTGTTCTAGTTCTCCAATCACCCCATAGAGTGCCGAAAGGACTTGCAGCGAATTCTCTCCATGGTGCAGTCATATCAACTGTCATATTAACTGACGCTGTTTGGTTGGTGTCAATGTTATTATCATATGAAGGTATTAATTGCGCCTGACCGTTCCAAGCGTATGCAACTAATGCAGAAGAACGATATTTGGTTGCAAATCTTTGTGATATGAATGACACAGAATCATACTGAAGTGTTATCAATCTACCAGTTTGAACAACATTTGAAGAAGCTGCAGAATTGAAACGAATATTAACAATTTCTCTTGTGATTCTTGGTCTTGCTACACCAATATCAGAATCAATTGCAATAGCAAATTCTGGATTAGATACATCACTTAGACCGAAATCAGTAAACGGATCAACGAAGATACCATTTTTGAATCTATCAAGACCATAACTATCTGTTACAGTTAGATCCTTGGCCTTTTTTTCTAATAGAGAAAGCTGTGCATAATACTCTAGATTTGTAATTCTGTTATCTAGGGTGCCAATATCCTTCATGGTATATCTGCGATTAGTTACAAGGCTACTGGTTACAGCAGTAGAAGTATCTCTAATTAGATTTACAGCGTTCTGATTGATTGACTGGAATTCATCAATCTGGTCACCAGAAAGAGAAGGATAAGCAGGAACATTTAATACAGCCAAAGCCATTGCATTTTCTGGATACAACGGAGTCTGTGGGCTGATACTTGATACGCCTTCCTTTACTTTCAAAGTGTTTTCTGGTGTCATTAACAACAGATCTTTTCTTGGCAAATACATGGTATAGTCAGCTTCTAGATTCTTACCATATGTTGGGAAATTCAACCCATCAATTGGTATATTAAGAGAAACTGTTGAAGAAGGATTCAAAGTTGCATAAGAAACCGCAGTATTAATCAATGCAGCGTTTGATAGGTTTGTGATAATACCAGTATCGTTAGCTGTGATAGCACAAGGTGTTCTGAAATCTACAACATCTCTTAGATAAATTCTAGAACCAGTAGAAGCCACATAAAGCGGAATGTCTTTAGTTTGGATGGCGCTTGTATTAGCTGTATTAGCATCGTCAACGGGATAAGATTCAACAGTGAAGAATCCAACGCCAGCCGAAGTGTTAGCAGCAAAATAATCAAGTTCGACCAATAGATATGGGTAGCTAGACTGACTATAACTAGATTTAGCGTAAATATAAGCTAGACCGTAATGAGTGTCTTGCTGACCTGTATCATAACTGAAATTGGATGTTAGATCTACAGCAATGATACCATTAGCGTTTGTAAAGCTAGTAGTTGCTGAACCGTAAATTTTACGAACTCTATGAACGTCGCTGTAACCAAGGCACCATGGGCCCTTTGGATTTGTTGCAGTGTTTATCTTTACGTATCTATTTTTACGTATGGCCTTTGAGGCTGGGTTAGCAACAGTTCTCTGCATATTGAACGAAACTTCTACGCCTACTGTGGCGCTTGGGAATTCGCCAGAGTAAACATTGAAAGAAGTTGTATTTGTTACAGTAACGTATGCGTTTGGACCAACAGTTGATCTTGCAATCTGAAGAACTTTGCCCTTTGGATATCTCTTGTAATAAGTTTGACCAGCAGCATTTGCACCGAATGCAGCATCAACGTTAAGGAATGTAGCATTAGTTACACTTGTTACAGTTCTTACATCACTGGCACCAACTCTAATATTATCTCCTGGCTTGAAGTTTGTAGTAAAGGTAGTGCTAGAACCAACAACGTTTGTTGAGGTATTATATACTGTTACATTACCAGTTAGCGCAGAAGAATCTGCATTAGCTGAGAATGTAACAACAATTTCAGAAGCAGAAGAATCGGATAGAGTTGTATTTGAACCGTATGTTAATATGTCAGAACCACCAGCCTGAGAACCAGGAGCTCTAACAACAATCAGACCAGTACTCAACATTTGACATGAAGAGTTTGTGGTTCTATATGTGTAATCAGTGTTGATATTATTTCCAGCGTCTCTTAGGTTCTTAATACCAGGAACGCCGAAACTATAAAGTTGCATCTTATTCTGAGAATCAACAGTGCCATTAGAGACAACGTCGCCAACAGCCTTATTAGTTCCATCGTAATATATTGATTTGATCTGATTGATGCTGTATCCGCTCAATAGCTGAACATCAAATACATGTAACAAATATTCTGCAGAAGCAGAACCAACAACGCCTGCATTATATGTGAAACATCTAGCTTTAGCTGTCCCAATGTATGTTCCAGCTGGTGATACTGAAGAATAGGTTCTGTTTGTGACAGCTTGTTGAGCGGCAGAATATAATTTTACTGTCTGTGCTTTGTCTGTCAAAAATGTTCCTGCAACTTCTTTAAGAGCAAAGAAGCTACCATAATTGAAACTTATTATCTGTGATTTGTTAACGGTAGTGTCAACACCACGGCGCATATTAATATGAGCAGATTTTAATAGCTCAACTCTGTTACCCTGAGCATATCCTATGCCGGGGCTTACTCTGGCAAGAACATTATTAGAACTTGATGGAGCAATTTCGTTTCCAAGAACTGATGTTAGCGTATCAATGGTAAAGTTTTTAACAATATAGTTACCTGATTCTTCGTATGTTCTAGTGGCTAGAATATCACCAACAATAGAATAAACATTGACTGATGGATTTACTTTGGCAACCAAAGATCCATAATTGTAGAAAGCAATAGGGTTAAAATCTTCAGTTAATGATGCTTGTTCTTGTGATAGAGAAACTAGTTTTGGAACCAGTTTTAATCTATGAGCTCCAGGCGCATTTTCATTAGGATAACCAAGAGCGTTGTCTAGCAGACTAGTATCTTGGGTTTCAGTAACAATTTGTTCCACTAGAGTGAAACCAACTACGTTATTAGAAGCGTATGTATTGAAGTTGTTAACTAGGCCAAAAGTTTCTTCAGGAACTTTAATAAAGAAACCATTAATAAAGATAATACCATTACTGCAAGTAATACCATGAGCCTCGCCAGAAGTATATGTGTCAGTAAGAACGTTTGCCCAAGTATATACATTAGCAAGAGAAACATTACCTTGCGGTGTAACCTGATGAAAAGTAAGAAGTTCTCCATTAGAGAATACAGTCTCTCCGCCTTCGCCAGTATCAAGATACTTTAGATAAAGGATATTATTGTCTGGATAATTGCTAGAAAAACCAGCATTAGCATAAAGAACCTTGGCGGTCAAATTACTTGTAACACTGGTTGCAATCGCATTGATATATTCTGTAACGTCTAGGGTTGCTGTATTAGCAGAACCGTTTGAAGCAAAATCCATTAGACGAATATAAGGAACTTTTGGAAGATCTGTTACAGTACAACCTTTAACGACGTCTCCGCTTCTCCAAGCCCAGCTACCAAATGTTTCAATCTGATTCTGTAAAATAGTCTGTAGTTGTGTCAATTCTCTCGCTTGAACAGCAACAGAAGGACGAAACATAATACGATGATAATTTTTATCTACATTATAATCGTCGTAATATGGAGCTACGTTAAAATCAGTCTTTAATGGCATTATAAGTTCCTGTTATTAAATCTCAATAACCAGCTTAAAAGATTCTGTTTGAGAATTGGATCTATTTACGTTATTTATATCTTGGACGTATAACGGTTTTATGTCTTTGGCGTAAATAGAGCCATTATCAATAATGTCTATCTCAGAGCTTATAGAAGAATCGCTAGATAAAACATATTCCCCGTTTGTGAAAGTTTTGTCGCCTACGACCTTTATTCTTGACGTATTGGCAAAGGCTACGATGCCATAAGCATTACTAGTGTTTCCATAAACTCTATCTCCAACAGTGAACGAGACCGGATTCAATAGATTTGCGTCTAAAGTTTGACTAAATGTTGCAGAGGTATAGGCAACATTACTTTTGGCACCGTTAGCATATAGTCCATATGGATTTTTAATTATACCAACCTTGTTATACAAGATATTATCAGGAATAGTGCTGATCTCACTATTAGCAAAATGAAAATTGATACCTAATGCTTTTACATTTAGTTCTGAAACTGGGTCGGAACCATGTCCTCCTGGAGGAGGAACAATAGCATAAACATTAACACCAGAACCAACAGAAGATGTAATATATACATTAGCCCAAGAAACATCAGCGCCAATATCAAGCATTACAATATCGCTGATAGAATTAGTGGAAGTATTTACTAAACTATAAGCGGAAGGTTGTGTGCCTCCATCAGTAACAAACACAACTCTTGGGGAAATTTTATATTGTGTTGCTTCTGGGACGATATTGGTTGTATTAGCCTCGCCTTCTAAGTATACCCATTTACCTACGCTATTAGAAACATAGTTTGAAATCTGGAATATCTGAGAAGTAGTTGCTGTAGTATTATAGATATAAATTGCACTATTAGTATAAAACCCAGAAGCATTACTTGCAGTGTTACCAACCTGAACAACAGTACTATTGGCAGAAAGAATGATTCCATCATGATAAGTGGAATATCCAGAACCAGCGTTTGATATAACTACTTTTTCTACACCACAGTAAACATTAGCATATAAAGAAGTTACACTATTTGCATATACTGGAGCATAATCGTTTGTAGAAAACATCTTATAAACTCTATATGGAACAGAGGTGATGTATTTCCAAACATATCCATCAGATGTTTCGAAAGAAGTTACTTGTGGTATAGAAGGTTTTACAGTAGAAGGGGAATTGTTAGCATTATCGATGCATTTATAAATGTCATAAGAACCGCCAGTATAATCTGGAGTGGATATTACATAAAATTTATTATTAGAATATAGATTTGCATCGTTGTTATCATACATTCTATAAACAACACCATTGGCCCAAATATTATTATCTATCAAAGGTGCAAAATTTGATATTATTAATTTTTTACCAAACAACATTAACCAATCTGATTCAAATTGGGTGTTATAATCGTCAGCAGTAGTGTTAGAAAGCGGTCCAACTCTTTCTATAGGATTAGAAGCGACAGCGTAATAATATGAAGTGTTTGATTTAACATTATCAAGCATTTCATCTATTAGAGCCTTTCTATAAAAAGGTTGTAATACTCCAGACATTTAAATACCTTATCTTCCTATAGCAATGTAATATACATTAGACAAAGTTGCGTTTGATGTTCTGATAACAGCAACACTCGTATTAGTTGCAATAACAGCAGCTTCATAAGTTGCTGCAGCTATATTAGATGTTGCTGTAACAACGTATGGACCTGTAGTGAATGCATTCGCAAATGTAGCGTTTCCAACAGCAGAGTTAGCAAGCACATACCCAAAATTCATTTTGAACCCATTAGGCAGATATGTGTAACCATTGGCTGCAGCTGTATAAGAACCAATATTTACTGTATTAGATGTAACACTTATAGAATTTGCTGTCACCGTTCCATTGCCTGTGAAAAACCCGGAACTGTTGGCAACAGCATTTATAGAAGTATTTCCGATTCTTATGGTAGAGGAATTGTTTCCAAATACCAAAGAGGTCGAATTAACTACAGTATTTACTGAAGAGTTACCGACTGTGATCGCTGTATTAACAACCGGATTGGTATAAAGTTCTAAAAAGTTATCATTGATGATAACCATAGCATCTCTAAGTGGAGTGCCAGTTCCATCATTTGGGCTAC